TATTTATCTGTACCGCAATTACAAGCTACTATTAACTATCGTGCTGATCTATTTGCCACGATGAACATTAAGCTACGTAAGATTGATGGTAAAGAGGTAGAGGTTCATAAGGTATTAGACTTACTGCACGACCCAAACCCAATGCAGTCGTTCAAAGAGTTGGCTAAACAGTACTCAATCGGTAAAGACATCTTCGGGAACTCCTATCTGCATCCGGTTTTCTTTAAAGATCCACAAGCGGCACAAGCACTTTACTGTTTACCCGGACTAAGTGCTGAAGTGATGCCTGCAGACAATAAGCTGATTCCATTCAATCAATTCGAAATAGATAAGATAATTCAAGGATATAAGTTTAAGTTCGATGGCACTGAGTTACTTTATCCACCTGAAGATATATTCCATTCGAATGATATTCAGATGTACACGGGAAAGGATTCGAAACACTACCTTAAAGGACTCTCAAAGATACAACCATTAGCTCAAGTATGTCAGAACATTATCACATCATACGAGGCAAGGGGAATAATTCAAGGTAATGCACCTGCTGGGATTATATCAAACAGGACAAAAGATGGTACGGGTACTACTACAATGATGCCAGATGAAAAAGAAAAAGTGCAAGAAGCGCTAAAACAATACGGGTATAGTAAACGAAAGTCTCAATTCATAACCTCTTCAGCGGATCTTAGCTTTACTTCAATGGCTATCAATATGGCTAACCTTAAATTACTAGAGGGTAACACAGCAGATCAAATGACAATTGCAAATGCTTATATGGTCCCTGTGAATATATTCAAATCAGATACAACTTTCGCAAACCTCAAAGAAGCTAAGAAGCAGGTCTACGAAGATGCAACCATACCAGAGGCCACTGGATTTTGTCAGATACTAAGTAAAGGGTTCAAGTTAGAAGAGCAAGGTATGGAGCTTTACCCTGATTTTAGCCATGTAAAAGTACTACAGGACGACCTGAGTACTAGAGCAACGATGCATAAGACATCCGTAGAGGCATTGAGTAAAGCGTTTGCAGATGGTGCTATATCACTTGAAGAATATACCGAACAATTAGAATACATAGGAATGATAAAACCAAAGTCATGAAATTAAGCAGAAAAGAAAAGTTAGACTTAAGTTATGTTGTAAAAAATAACAATGTAAGCGACTATAAAGAAGTGAGCGAGTCAGGTAGAACAGTTGATTTAATTGCTAACACTTATAACTATTTTGATTTTGATGAGGATGTTCTTGTGACAGGATGCGCGGCTAAGAGTATAACAGAGCGGGGACCACAATCAACTGTCCCGGGTAAGATTAAACATTGTATGTATCACGACTTACAAAAAATGATTGCCATCCCTAAACTCGTAGAGGAAACAACGATCAACGGAATGGAGGTTTTACACGGTAATAGCTTTTTCCCTGAAGTTGAAGACTCCGAAAAGGAATTACAAAAGTATTTAGCAGGTATGTACGACCAGCACTCTATTGGCTTTCAGTATATGCAAATTGAATGGATTGAAAAGGGGGCAGCAGGATGGGACCCTGTTATAAGTAAATTAATAAACCCTGAATCAGCCGATGCTAATGGTGGTTTATATTTAGTAAAAGAGATTAATCTATATGAGTATTCAACTGTAGCGTTCGGAGCTAATAGATTGACTGATTATCTAGGTAGCAAGTCAGCTAATAAGAATGTACAGTATAGTAATATGAAGCAGAAATTAGCCGCTTTACATAACGCATTAAGAAACGGGGCTAAAGATAAGTACACTATTGATCTGCAAGAAAAGCAGATTAACCAAATGATATACGAATTAATAAATAAAGAGCCATCATTAAAGGACACTCTGAGAAATGAGCCGCCCAAAGGTGATACTCGTAAGAATACGAATAAAATAATTAACGAATTTAAAATTTTTTAAGATGGAAGAAGATGAAAAAGCATTAAAGGAAATGCTCGGGACAGTAAGGGATGAAGTAAAATCCCAATTTACCGAGCTATGGGATCAAGCCAAAGAAGGCGTATTGACTCCTGCGCAATTCGCTGAAGGTATTAAAGACTTTGCGAGTGCTGAAGATGTAACCAAAGCCGCTGACACTATTGAAGAAATTGGCGCATCCATTAAGGCAATGGAAGAAGGTAAGAAGACAGTCGATGAAACTGTTTTTGAGATGATCAGTAAGAACAAAGAAGGCTTCGAGGCGTTACACGCTAAGAAACAAGGTGTCGAGTTGAAACTTGAAGTCAACCCTATGCAGTTAAAGACAACCGTTGTTACTTCTGCCGTAGTCGGTTCGTCTTGGACCGACAACACACAAGCAATTATAATCCCTGGTGTTAATGAGCCAGCTCACAGAATGACAAAGATTGCTTCACTGTTCAGCCAGTTCGGACTTGCAAAAGATTCAGGTGGATCAATTCGCTACACGGATCAAACGCTTAGTACTAGGAGTGCCGCCGCAAGAGGCGAGAATATTGCCGCTGCTGAGTCTGCTGTTGAATTCACTGGAGAGGACTTGTCGATCAAGAACATTTCAGATAGTATTCCAACATCAAGAGAATCTCTATTGAACTTCAATTATCTTGAAGGTTTACTGAAGAAGTTTATCTTAACCAATTGTGATCTAGCTGAAGAAGCTGAGGTTTATTCTGGTTCAGGTTCAGGAGTACATTTAAAGGGACTTGACGAATATGCTACCACTTTCTTACCGGGATCAATGACTAGTAAAACAGTGCAGTCTGCTACTAAATATGATCTTGTATCTTATCTTGCAGCCTATATTAATTCAGGAAAAGGATCTAAATATCAAGCTGATTATGTAGTTATGAATGATATGGATGTATGGAGTATGTTATCTGAAAAAGATGCGAATGACAATTATATCATTCCTCCTTTTGTTAGAATCGTAGGTCCAAAGATTTATGTAGGTCCAGTAGAGATCATTCCTTCTTCATTAGTCACAACCAACACAATGATAATTGGTGACTTCAGACAAGGTGAATATCATAACGATCCTAACTGGGAGCTTACTTTCGGTTTTGTTAACACTGACTTCACTCAGAATGTCGTTAGAATGTTAGCTAATAAGAGAGCTGCTTTACTTGTTAAGAATATTGATATTACAGCTTTCTATAACGTGCCTAGCATTAGCGCAGCAGTAGCAGCATTAACAGCTTAAAAATAGGAGGATAATAAAATGAAAAGATTAATAATGTTCATTGGTGCGATTCTCTTTGTGATAACATTGAGCGCACAAGATTACAGTAAGTCTTTAGGAACTAGGGCAAGCAATGTCTCTTTTAACGGGGCTGATGCCGATACTCTTCATAACACAGATACCTGGAGCTATCAGTGGAATATGGCCGCTAAGAACCATGTACAGGGCTATAGTTTACTTGTTAAATTAGACTCTCTTCGAGGTGCAAATGTTGGTACGTGTGTACTTGCAGGATCACAAGATGGTACAGCGTTTACTACTATTACAACACATACCTATCCTGGATTTGGGACAGACACCACATTACTTTTTACAGATGTATCGACTGGTACTTTCTACAGATATTTACGAATTAAAATGTCTAATACTGGTACAGGAGATACAGGTGTTAATAAAATCTACGGTAAAATAGGAGACTTATAAGATGAGCGCAAACAAAGCAATATTTAAATTCTCAAAGCCTTTTGCTAATTTTGTTAAGGGAGATGAAAAGGAGTTTAATATCTCCTTTGCTAGAGGTCTTCAAGATAATGACAAGGTAGGCAAGATCGTAAAGACACTATCAGGCAATAAGAATACCTCTAAGAAAACCGCCGAAGTTGAAGAGGCTTTATTGAATGCTGAGATTAAAATCGAGGATCTTGAAAAGCAACTCTCAGCGTTTAAGAATAAGACGAACAAGCAAGTAAACGATAGAGCAACGAAATAATGGCACATTTAATTGATAAGACATATTTCATTAATGACATTAGCCTACCCGGTTCAGTGTTGGAAGGTAATTACGAGGTGATAACACAATACATTGCTAAGTATGAGCCAGAGATACTTTTAAGACTGTTAGGTTATGATTTATACAAAGCATTACAAGCGGAGATTGATGCAGCCAGTTACACGACTGTCTGGGATAACTTCGTAAACGGTGCTGAGTATGTAGTCGAAGGTTATACAGTCAAGTGGAATGGTCTTATTAATAGTGAGCTGACTAGCTTTATTGCTTATTACATCTATTATCAGTACATGAAAAACAACGTCACTACCACCACCGCGATAGGGGAAACTCAGAGCGGGGTGGAAAACGGCGGTAAGATTTCACCTGCCGATAAGATGTCAAGCGCTTGGAATAATTACATAAGGTTATACGGTAGCATTTCGGACAGTCTATATTCTCCGAGTGCTTACCGATACCTGTTAGAGAATGAAGATGATTTTGACCTTTGGATTTTCACAACAGATAATCCTACTAACTCATTTGGGATATGATATTTTGGGTAGATGAAATAAAGGAAGTAGTAGAAATGATGAGAGCAACCGTTCCTATTGTAGGAGATACAGATGCTCCCTATTACTTACATGGTCACCCTATTGATGTTATGAACCAGATGCAGCAGAGAGATAAACATGATGAGTATAAGTTTAAACAGTGGCCTTTAATTGCCCTGTTTCAGGACTTCGATGAGTCCTATGGTGATAACTCGTTAGTCGCTTCAGAGGTAAATTTGAATCTAATTATCGCAACTGTAACAAGTAAAACCTTTACGGGTGCAGAGCGTTATGACGCTTCATTCAGGCCAACACTTCAGCCTCTCTATGAGCTCTTTATAAGTAAATTAATTGCGTCTGGAAAATTCATGCAGCTTACAAGCTCAGTACCTCACACCAAAACAGACCGCCTCTATTGGGGCACTGAATCTGGTGCGGGGAATACAGCTAATAAGTTTCCTGATTATATTGACGCAATTGAGATAAGTGATTTAAATTTGAAATTAAGAAAAATATCTAAATGTAAATAAGATGGCATACAATGTAGTAAATTGCGCTGATGACAGGGCAAATACAGGTCTAGCCAATTGCCTTGAGGGCTTTGGAGCTGACTTTAAATTGATTTGGTCCACACGGGCTTTTCAATTTGATACCGAAGCAGAGGCTTTGGTAGAAGCTAATTGGGACGCGGCAATTAACGCTAAGTCTCTATCTCCTTTCCCTTCCTTCGATGAGGTCGAGGATGCAAGTGAGGATGATGTAGAACAAGAAACCGCCTTAGGGATTTCTAAATATGTTCGTGAAGGTAAATATGGTGCAATGGGTCGCTTCGAGGCAGCTCTTTGTAACCTTGTTAAGCTGAGAACCTATAACGAGTCTTTGGGTCGTGTATTCATTATCACTGAAGATGATAAGATTCTAGGTACTTCACCCGATGGTGTTGTGTTGAAAGGATTTGATTTGAGTAAGTTCCATGTTTCCCCAATGAAGGGAACTGATGGAAGTACAGTAAGGTGGATCGAATTGAAGTATCAACTTAAGAACACACCAGAATGGGCTGATTATATTGCCTCACCTGCTGTTACTTGGAGCCCTACTGACTTGGCTGGAATCGTTGATGTAGATTTATCTATCTCAGGTACTCCAACAAGCGGCGAGCTTATAGTTAAGGTTGCAAGAGATTGCGATGCTGAAGCTGTAACAGGACTTGTTGAGGCTGATTTTACACTTGTAAATGACGAAAGTGCAACACAATTACCAGCAACATCATTTACAGATAACGGTGATGGTACCTTTACTTTCACTTTCACGGCTGCTGCCGTTTTATCGGCCGATGATTACATTGTCAATCTGAAGTCGCCGAGTACTCAGACAACTGGAGGTTATGAGTCGAGTGCTGAAGCTACATTCACAATCGGAGCATAATGGGAACTTTTGCAAGTCTAGCTAAAAGGATAGATGTTGCAATTGCTGACCTACCAAACATGATAGATAGGGCGGTACTTGAGAATAGATCTGAGATGATTGATCTTAATACCGCCCAATTATCACAGGGAAAAAACAGTTTAGGTGAACTTTTAGAAAGATATGCAACCGATAGTTACGCTCAATACAAAAAAGCAATAGGATCACAAGCCCCGGATGGTGTACCTAATCTATATTTAGAGGGAGACTTTTACGAGGGGTTCTATATTGAGAAAGACGGGGACGACTATATTATGTACTCCAAAGATGGGAAAGCGGGCGAACTGGGAGCTAAATACGGTTTTGATATATTCGGATTAAGTGAGGCAAGTTTAGCTGAAGTGCTACCTAACATACTAGAGGATTTTTTAACAGACCTAAGAAAAACATTAAGATTATGAGTTGTTGTGAGAGAATGAAGATCAAAAGACTAAAAGAGTTCAGTCATGCTAATATACTATGTAGCCATGCCGCACATGTTACGGATATGAAGCAAGGATTAGTGATTACAAACTCAAGATATGGTAAGTATTATGAAATTATGGAATACAGGCAAATCGAAAAAAGGGAACTTGAAGCGGTTATTTTCTACAATCCAACTAGCCGGCTCAAAAAAAGACCCAAAAAAGTTGCTGAAAGTCTCGCTTAACATTGACCAATGCAATGTGTATCAATTTAAAATGGTGCACATAACAAAGGATTTAAGATACTTGTACAAGCTAAAAGACTACGATGAGTTACCGGAAGCGACAGAAGAATTACAACAGGCATGGACAGACATATATAATGAATGGTCAAAGATAGTAGGAGGGAATAAGGCTGATTTAGCGTTCTTAAAACAGAAGCAACAGTTTGCACGAAAGTATAATTTTGATTACGAGATTACACTTTATAGGATGTTAGGTAAGTTACCTATCCCTGAGTTGATAGAACAATTCAATGAGTCGGGATATAATGTGCAGATTAAAGATTACGAGGCAAGTATGAAGGGCGCTTATGGAAAGTTGATGAAGAAGAAAGCGCAGATTGAGATGCAAGAAAAGAAACCCATTGAGGGGAGTATAGATTTTGACAGCTTAATAACGACACTAGAAAAGGAACAAGGCTACGGATTCGATGAATATAAAATGACAGTCAGGAAATTAGCAACGATTTACAAACAAGTTAAAGGAAATGGCGAAGGACGGAAAGATAAGAAAAAGTGATATAATTGAGGATAAGGCGATACTCAGTGCTCTTCAGTCTATAAATGTAGAGCTTCAGAAAACCGTTACCGCCACTAAAAAACTAGGCACTCAACAAAAACAACTAAGCGCAGAAATCAAAGGGGCCAAATCACTTAACGACTTATCGACCGCAGCAAAGAAAGCCGACACTAGTTTAAAAGGATTAAGCGCCGAGGAAAAGAAACTAGCAAAACTTCAAAAACAATTAGCATTCGAAACCTCAAAGGCTGGTAAAGAATTTGCTAAAACAAAGCGTGAAGTCACAAATGCTAGAAAAGCTAACAACGACTATGCAAGATCAGTAGATAAATCACGAAAATCTACTAACACATACGGTAAGGCGGTTAAGTCATTCGCCTTTAAATTCAATGCGCTTGGTAATATAGCAGCGAACTTAGCAAGCACCCTTGTACGGTCACTTGGAAGAGCTTTAAAAAATACCTTTAGTATAATATCAAAGTTCGATCAAGCTATGAAGGATGTTCTAGCTATCACCGAATCCACAGATGTTGAGCTTAGAAATCTATCACAATCAGCCAGAGACTTAGGCGCTTCAACTAAATTCACAGCCACCGAGGTTGCGAAGCTGCAAAAGGAATATGGTAAGTTAGGCTTCACAGCAAAAGAAATACTATTAGTAACCGAGGCGACATTAGACCTTGCCGCGGCAACTGGATCTGATTTGGCGCAATCCGCAACGGTTGCTGGTAAAACTCTTCGGGGTTTTGGATTGAACGCAAAAGAAACCGGAAGGGTAGCTGACGTAATGGCTAAGTCGTTTACAAGTTCAGCCTTAGATATTGACAACTTTACGGACTCAATGAAGTTTGTAGCTCCAATCGCCAAGACTGCCGGAACCTCAATAGAAACGACTGCAGCACTACTTGGTATATTGGCAGATTCAGGTATTGCTGGATCAATGGCAGGTACATCACTTAGGAAAATATTTGGTGAGCTTGTTGGTGATGGTGGTGATTTAAGTAAGGTATTAGCAGACTTAAGTAAAAAGGATTTAACACTTGCAGACGCTCAATTGCTTGTAGGCGATAGGGCTAGAACATCACTACTGGTAATCTTAGACAATATCGAAAAACTACCAGAGTTTACTAAGGAATTAGAGAACGCTGGCGGTGCAGCTAAAGAAATGGCAGGCGTTCAGTTAACAGCTCTCAATAGTAGATTGACTATCTTATCTTCTGCATGGGCGGGATTAGTTGAGCAGCTTGATCAATCCAGCGGATTCTCTCAGTCCGTAGCGTTTCATGTAGACTCAATATCTGAGGGATTCCAGAGGCTTACTAAGTGGGTTGGGAGTAAAACAACTAGCGCATTCGGTACAGCAGAAACCGCGGTTAATAGTTTTATGAAATCAATATCAAGTGAGTCAGCAGAAGAGCAAACGTTATTATTGAATGCTGAAATTAAAAAACAAACTAAACTACAAAAGGACCGCAAAAAGGTTTATAAAGGTTATGAGAAATCGCTCGATGGACAAAGAGGAAAAGAAAAAAGGAATACTAAGGCGTTTTTGAAAGAGGAATTTGCAAGGTTAGAGGTTATCCTACGTACAATTCAGATACTAGAAGACGCTAAAACAGCGCAGACTAAAACAAGCGAAGCGGGTGTTGATGATGTAGAATCAGAAATTGTTTCGTTAGAGTCTTTAGGAGAAGAGTTAACCAAGCTGAAGGCAGCTAGGAAAATAGCATCTGATGAACAGTTGGGGAGTATAAATGAATTAATAGAAGCTAAGGAAAAAGAGATAGAATTATTTGAAAGGTCAGGACAAACTGAGGTTGGTAAGTTAAAAGAGATATTCAGATTAAGAAAAGAACAAATTGCAATACTTAAGAAGGTAACAGATAGCATTGACAATGAAAAATTAAGCGCAGAAGAGGCTGCGGATGCATCAATTAAAGCTATTGACGACGATACAGTTGCGCAATTAAAAGCTAACGATACATGGTTAGAGGGTGAAGAAGAAAAGACTAAGACATATTTAGACGATGTAGAAAAGAAAAAGAAAGGAGATGAGGACGCGGCAGATTTCGCAGCTAAGCAGGAAGAGGACAATTTAAAAAGAGCCGCTGAGTTAGGTAACGAGGCATTTAATTTTGCAAGCGCATTAAACGCAAGGAAACAAGAAGATTTAGCAGCGGCCAATAATGCTGAAATGTTAGCACTTGATGAGAAATTCGAAAAGGGGTTAATATCTGAAGAGAATTACAACGCCAAAAGAAAAGCATTAGAGAATAAAGCTACCGAGGAATCACTTAAACTCAGGCAAAACGCCGCTAAGGCAGACAAGGCTCAGGCATTATTCGGGATAGGAATTAATACAGCATTGGCAATTATGAAGGTAACTGGTCAGACAGGTATACTTGCACCGGCCACTATTCCACTAATCGTAGCTTTAGGATTAGCTCAAGCCGCTACCGTATTAGCTACACCTATCCCACAATTTGCCAAGGGTACAGATTCATCCCCAGGTGGCGCTGCTGTAGTTGGTGAAAAGGGTAGTGAGTTAATGATAGATCGTAAAGGAAACACATGGTTATCTCCCGATACAGCTACACTGACTAACTTAGACCAAGGAACTAAAATTATACCTGCCGACATTACAAGCGGATTACTTGCTAACATTTCAGGCGGATCTCAATCAATTAACCCAATGGCTGATTTAATGGGAGAGAATAATAAGATACTGAAAAGGATAGCAGGAAAACCAGTTGCATCTTCAACTATCACAACAGCGGGAGTGCTCACAATGACATACGCAGGAAGTTCAGCTATAAAGAAAATAGATAGATACTTTAAATGAAAAACTATAAGTACATATTAACTCACTCGTCTGGCAACTTAACGCTAGAATACAACCCGATTAATTGGAATACTATTAACATACTTTTCAAACGATCAGAGCGTTATCATTCAGTGCTAAGAAGTCAGATACTAGACGTAGAATTTCCCCGGGACGGTAAGAGTTATGTAGATAATATTTATGAGACTTATGGAATCGATACCGAGATAGGATGCGAGATACAATATTTAAAGAAGTCAGATTTTACCTATGCAACATTATTCGAGGGTATTGTAGATTTATCCGAATGGGTCAATAGAAGAGACAC